AGCCTGTAGGTGGTGCAACTCGTAGAGAAGGTGGTAGACTTGTCGCGGATGTAGAATTTGATGATGGTAGCACTGAAAGTATTGCGGCTATCAGGGAGCAAGGCAACTTACGCATTGTTCGAACGGATAACGCAGATCCTGATACTGCGGCTTAATCGTGAAGACGAACTTAGACTACCTGACTTAATCAGGGCTTAATCGCGGAGGCGGACTCATGACAGAAGATGAATTGGTAGAAGCAGACAAGTCTGTGGATACATCGGTTGAAAACGTACCCCCTGCACCGGAGGCGGATGCTAAAAATCAGGGTAACGAAGCAGATTCAACCCCTGCCGCCGTGGATGGCGAGGAAAAGTCCAATCCTTTTGAAAAGAGGATTAAAGAGCTGACAGGTAAGGTCAGATCGGTTAAACAGGCATCTGAGGCACAGCTATTTGAGATCAGGCAGGAAAACGAGAGACTCCAAAAGGAACTTTCATCACGGCCTGAACAGATAGAAGCGCCAAAGACTCTTGAAGATTTTGAGTTCGATGATGGCAAGTACAGGACTTATCTCGACACCCGCACCGCAGATATTGCGACAAGTGCAGCAAAGAATGCTGTTTGGCAAGTTGAGACACAGTTAAAGGCTAGCCAGCGACAACAGGAATTCACATCAAGAGAGCATAAGTTTGAATCAGAGGTAGAAGATTACTCTGATGTGGTTTACGGGTCGGATGGTGTCATGACATGGGCAGCATCGGATGCGATGGCAGATGAGATAAGGTTGAGTGATTTAGGCCCTGATATGGCTTATCACTTGGCTAAGAATCCGGATAAGGCTCTGGAAATCTCGAAGTTATCGGAACGTGACGCAATCAAGCGGATGACGATGCTGGAGTTTGAGTTAAAGACCGAGAAGGCCAAAGTGAGTAAATCTGTTAGCGAGGCACCGCCTCCGCCGCCCAAGATACCTTCAGGGGATCAAGGGTTGGATAAAGATCCGGCTGATATGTCGGATGCTGACTTCGCTAAGTGGAGGAGGAAACAAATCGCTAAACGCTAGGGGCGTAGTCCCTTAGCAGAGGGACTTAAAATGGCAAATACACTTAGTGTAATCGATATGATTACGAGAGAGGCTCAGCGTATAGCGCATGAAAAGCTGACCTTTCTCGGGACTATCGACAGAAGCTACGACAATTCATACGCCAAGTCAGGCGCGAAAGTCGGTGATACGCTTCGAATCAGGGAACCTAACCAATACACAAGGCGACGAGGTTCTCGGGTAATGGATGTTCAAGACCAGACGGAAAGCTCACAGCAGGTTACGGTAGCGACCCAAGATGGTGTTGACATGAAGTTCAATTCAGCAGAATTGAGCCTTTCAATTGACGAGCTCTCAAGGCGTTACATTGAACCGGCAGTATCGGTTCTGGTGGCGGGTATTGAGGGCGACGTTCTCAGCGGTGTTACTAAAGACGTTTACAACGAGACCGGCACGCACGGCGCTGTTGTGGGCGCATCTGCGGACATTTCTGCAATCACTAATGCACGGGCCAAGCTCAATCAGAACCTTGCTCCAAAGGACCAGAATCGGCATGTACAGCTTGATTCTGTAACGATGGGTTCAATTGTCAATGGTACGCAAGCCCTTTTCCACGATGGAAACCAGATCAAAGAGGCATTCCGCGAAGGCTTTGTTGGCCGTAACGCAATGGCGACTTTCTGGGAGAACGAGAAGACCCTGGCTCATACGATGGGCACTGACCATACGACCGTTGATATTGACGGTGCTGTATCTGACGGTGCTTCATCTGTGACTTTGGCAGGTGGTGTTTTGACGGTTGGTACGGTCTTCACGATTGCAGGTGTGAAAGCAGTCCATCCCGAAACGAAAGTGGCTTATGCTCATGACCAGCAGTTTGTGGTCACGGCTATTACCACTCCATCAACTGTGTACGCGATCAGCCCGTCGATTATCACTACGGGCGCCAAGCAGAATGTTGACCATCTCCCGTCTTTGAATGATGTTGTGACGGTTCCAGGTACGGCCTCAACGGCTTACAAAAAGAACCTCATGTATCACAAAGATGCGTTCACCTTCGTCACCGCAGACCTTCCGATCATGGATGATGCGATTCGATGTGTGCGCCGGGTTCAGGATGGATTGAGCATTCGTTGCTGGCAGGGGTCCGATATCCGAAACGACGAGATGTTGCTTCGATTGGACATTCTTTATGGCTGGAAGACGATTCGCGCAGCTTGGGCTAGCCGGATCACTAACTAGGAGACCGATATGGCTATTGCAACAAACAGAGAAGCACTCGATAACGGCTCACCTGGTGGCAGTCGTGTACGTGGTGTGGCACGTCAGGTAATTAATGGCGAAACTACACGTACATTGCTCGCTGGCGAATCTGGTGCATTGTGCTTGTTCAACGTGGCGGCTGGTGTGGTTTACACACTACCGGCAATTGGCGCTGATGACATTGGCATGTACTTCGACTTTAGTGTAAGCGTGACAGGTACGGGTTCGTACAGCATCGACACTGATGCGGCTACTACCTTCATTGGTGGTGGTCTTTTGGGTACGAGTACTACGGCGGGTGGCAGTGATGCCTTCCCGGCGACCATTGCCTCAACCGTTTCCATTGATCTCGATGCGACAACGACTGGTGAGGATGTTGGCGGCTACTTTACGATGGTAGCAACCAGTGTAACCACATGGGTTGTTGGTGGTTATACGGTTGGTACGGGTACGTTGACGACACCGTTCGCATAAGGAATCTGGCCGGGGTGTAAAAACCCCGGTCTTTTGGAGTTTAGATGACCACGAATCTAACCATTATTGGTGATGCCTTACGTGACATTAACGTCATTGGTGAGGTTGATCCTGTTTCCCCAGAGCAAGGTGCTTATTGTCTTCGTCGTCTAAATCAGATGCTGGAGGTATGGAAAGAGCAGGACATTGATCTTGGATGGTTTGCACAGACACTAACGACTGCGACCGCACCTATCCCTGATTGGGCTGAATTGGGAGTGACTAACGCGCTATCCATTGCTATTTCACCTCAGTATGGTGCGAGTATTTCGATTGAACTGGCAGCGGTGGCGGATATCAGCGTAGGTGCTATCAAGCGCAGAACAATGGTTGATTTGCTACAGGGTCAGGATATGTCCCACATGCCTATGGGTAGGGCCAGACGCAGACAAAACATATTGACGGGTCAGTAATGGCTTCGTTACAAATCCCGATTCATTCCTACCAACTACGGTCTAAGCCTGCCAGTACCTCAAGGCTGGTGAACTGCTTTCCCGAACCTATGCCACCTGATGCGAGCTATCCTGTCATTCTGTCTCGTGCCCCTGGGATTACCTCATGGTCAACCGTGGGATCTGGTTCGATACAGGCGATTCATTCTGCATTGGGCGCTATTTACGTGGTGTCCGGGTCTGAGTTGTACAAGGTTGATTCCAACAAGACCGCGACCCTGTTGGGTAATATCGGCGCACCAAACAACATTGATATGGACTCGAATACGGCGGGAGTCTTTGTCGTCAATGAGCCGAATGGATATAGTTATGACGGCACAACATTTGCACAAATAACTGATACTGACTTTACATCCCGTGGTGCGGGTGATGTGGAGTTCGTGGACAACTTTCTATTGTTCAGGGAGCCTGATTCTGGCCGGTTCTTTGGTGCTGATCTGGGTTCTTTGACTGCATTTGATGCGCTCAACTTTGCGACCGCAGAGGGCAGTCCAGACGTTAGCAATGGCATGAAGGCCGATCACAGGCAGTTGATTATTACTGCATCGAAGTCTACAGAGATATGGCAGAACACCGGAGTCAGTGGATTTCCGTTTGAAAGGGCGATTAATGGTTATATCGAGCAAGGCTGTCTCAATGGCAAGACCCTGCAAAAGATAGACCAGTCGGTCATGTGGCTGGCTGACGACTACACAGTGCGGCGGTTAGACGGTATTACGTCGGTAAGGGTGTCTACCCATGCCATAGAACAGAAGCTGTTCGATATAACTGTTAGTGCGGCCTCCGCCTTCACCTACGCCCAGGATGGTCATTTGTTCTATGTCCTGACATCTCCGGAGGGGACGTACATCTATGACGCCACGACTGGTCAGTGGCATGAACGACAGACCTATGGTAAGTCTTTCTGGAATATCAGTGCCCATGCGCAAGCCTTTGGGCTGGAATTGGTCGGTGATTCACAAAGCAATAAGATCGGCTATATGGACCCTGTGGCATACGATGAGTTTGGTGATATTCAGAGAATGGAATGGACCTACCAACCTGTATACGCAGAGGGCCGCAGAGCCTTTCACAAGAGACTTGAGATTGTTGTCGAGACTGGTGTTGGTCTGACTTTGGGACAGGGTTCTGATCCTGAAGTTATGATGGACTATTCAGACGATGGCGGTATTACCTGGAAGTCATTGCCTAACCGTTCTTTGGGAAAGATTGGTGAGTATAAAGACCGTGTGTTCTGGTCCGGACTTGGATCATCACGAGAACGTGTTTATCGAGGGGCTGTGTCTGATCCGGTCAGGATGACGATTGTGGATACACAATTGGAAGTCGAAGGGGGTCGATTATGAGTCTCAGGTCATTTGTATCCATCCCCAAGGACTTGCGCGAATGGGATATATGGATGGTCGAGCAGACCGTGGGCGGCAATAACAGCGTTCAAACAAACACCATTCAGGCTGAGGCAGTTACTTACGCCAAGATACAGGATGTTACCGCGGACAGGATATTAGGCCGACTGGCGACCGCTGGTGTGGTCTCAGAGCTAACCGCGGCTCAATTGGTAACTTTACTGGAGGCTGAGGGCTGGACATTCGCCGCAGCAGTCCAGTTTAGCGGGAATGTGGGGTTTTACGGCACGACGCCCATTGCCCAACCTGCAAACATCACGGCAGCGACTACGGGACACGCCTTAAACGCGACTTTCTCTGATACTCAGGTGGAAGCAGCCCTTAATGCTTTGGGCACTAAAATCAATCAGGTTCTGACGACTTTGGATAATCTGGGGCTGACAGCATGAGTGTGAGCAAGATTAACGCCATACAGGAACTTGAGAGGGAGATGCTAAAGCATCCACAGTTGGATTTGGAGGTCACTCACCACTTCGCTCCGGGCATTTATGCAAGGGAGTTATTCATTCCAAAGGGTGTCTTGCTAACTGGAAAGGTCCATAAGACAGAACACATGAACATTTTGGCAAGTGGCAGGATTGAAATTGCGGGTCAGGGAGAACTTATAGGCCCGCTTATCTTCACATCCGCACCGGGAACCAAGAGAGCGGGTTACGCTCATGAAGACTCGACTTGGATTACAATACACGCAACGACCGAGACAGATATTCCGACACTGGAGCATGAATTGGTTGAGTGCTTAATGATTGAGGATGACACATGACTTTTGTAGCC